AGTACCCCAAAACTCATCTGGCTGAACAGTATCTTGCAACTCATAGAGATCATTTCTCCATTGAAAAATATCTTGTGCCCTAGGTTTATATAGCGGCTGATCCCAAGCTAGCCCCGCCTTTACAACCGCTTCAGCAAGCCTATATGTTTCCGCGCGAGATACTTTAACGGTCAGTGTGCGCTTATGATCTACGCCAGGAGCCACTACCTCATCTTCAGATTCAGGCTCTACATATAAGAAGGCAGCAATAGGCGAAAGGTATGAACGAGTGTGCTTTGGCGACTGAAGGAATACTTCATCAAGAGGACTGCGCGCAACATCAAAAGTAAATAACCAGAGAGGACGAATGTTTCGATAATCGTTCTTCGCCTGCCTAGTCAGCAGCAATCTTTCCCGCGCCAGTAATCTATAGGGCCAGGTGCCCATCGTTCAGCTCCTGCCAAATGCTCTCTTGTACCGAATCTTCCAACCTATTTTCTCCCTTCCATCCTTCTCGTTGAATACGATCAAATAATTCTGCCCAATAAATAGCCCGCTCCTCAAAAGGAGAATTCTTTAGGGTCTCTTTGACTTGTTGTGCAACCCGAGTAACTCCCTTTAAGGAAGTAGGATGATTTAATGGCAAACTGCGCGAGGGAGGCATTTCTGATTCTGTTCTTGCCATCCAAGAGTAAAATGACCGAATTAAACCTGATTTTGTTGCCATGCTTAACTCGTCCACATCGGGGGAGGCCAAGAACGCGGAGATGCCTCCAACTTCTTTACTACTTCTTCAATTTTTTCCTCGCCCTTTTCTCGCCAGTGAGCTGCATTACTACCTATCGTCCCCTGCGGTCCCTGAACCTCTCCTGCTTGATCCAGAATATCCGCTGCAAGCACCTTGGCATAACCTAGCGCGAGGTCTTCAAAGAGCGATTCTTCGTCGTAACGAATATCTGCGCCTAGAGCAGCCCTCGGTGCTGCATAGAGCGCCATCGCTTTAATCGGCCTGGAAGGATTATAAATGTAGAGGGTATTATTTCCGTTATCCCACCACCAATCAGGTACTGTCCCGCTGAATCGTTCCATGCGCCTTAAATCAGTCCAGCGTTGGAAAAATATACGGGAACCGCGCCGCCCCCATCTTAACTGAAGCTGCCATACATCAGGCATAGGAGCCAATGGACCTTGATCAGCATCAGCAAAACGAATATCAAGAACGCCCACTACCCCTACATCCGATTCAGTCAGCTCAAAATAATTAGTACCACCGCTTATTGTCCCTAGATTCAACCAAGCAAGATGAGGACGGTGGCGGTTCCAAAGTTGAATTGCCCTGCGTAGAGCAGTTTTATAATTCTCCAAAGTAAGTTCTACGTCAACAGAATCTCCCCCGAGATCGTCGCGTAGATGCCCGATCCACTCTTCCGCAGTCTTTGCCATGAGCATTAACCCTTTAGAATCAGGTTAATCAGTTCGTTCTTATCGCCTTTGAAACCGCACAAGGTCTCTGCTGGCAGCATTTTCAGCAGGTCCGCTTTTGTCAACTGTTCCAGATCGACGCGCTTGGACATTACCTTTTCAAGCGGCTTCTCTTCGCATCTGCTGGTATCAGCAGATGGGACCGCAACCGCTTGCACCGGCGCTTCTTTTATTGAAGGAGCGTCCAGATGATCGACTATGCCTGTAGCGACCATCGGCAGGAAATAATCTCCTTCGAGCAGGTCGCCCACCTTGACGCGCTTCGATGAACCTGAAGGCGTTGGGATAATGGAATCTTTCTTCACTCGAAACTGGGACACTTCGCACCTCCTACTTATTGGCGTTCTTGAATTTGTTCTTGTCTGACCTGCCTGCGACCACAAGAGTTTTCTCTGCTTTGGTTTTCCCGAGACCCTCTCTCACGGCATCAGCCAAATCGCTATTCGCGCCCTTGCACGGGCCGTCCAATCGCGGATCGTAGTCCCTAGCGTGTTCTTCTTTTGTTTTGGAGAACTCCTCGGGAAAGCCCTCTCCTGTGCGCATTCTCCTCTCCTTCTCGATCCGAGCGAGAACATCCTTGGGCACTTCGGATTCGAGAATCAAGCCGCGCGCTTTTGTCGCAACTTGGCGATAATAATCGCCCTCGACCACATCACCACGTTGCAGCGTTCTTGTTCCCCCGGAAGGCGTAGAAATAACGATACCCACATCTGACACGCAAACCCACCGATTTTCACTCATGGTTGACTCCTCTCTAAACGAAAAACTCTCTGAACTCTACAGAAATTATACCATACAACGCCTGAAATCGCCCAGAACGCATTTTAGGGACAAAGAATGCGCTATTAGGCACTCTTTGGGGCAAACGCAATCGTGGGCGAAGCTAGGCGGTCAAAATCGCCGTTAAAACGCATAAAAAGACCTCACTTTCTGCTGATACCAGCAGATAAGCCCTTTTAGTGATAAAAAAGGGCTCCCAGACATCTCTGGGAGCCCTTTACCGATCAGAAAATAGTTTAGACGTTGATGATAGAAATAGTGCCGATGCTAAGCGGTGCAGGCACGACAATGGCATACTCGGAGAGCAGCGCCGTGTCCTTCCTGAAGGCCACCTGGTGAATCGGGGCCTTGTAGAGAGGGATATACATGCCCACGATACAGGAGGTCGAAACGAATTCCGGCCCCTTATAGCTCAGCACGCCGCTGAAGTTCGGGTAGGTCGGATCAACATAAACGTCAATCCCGTGCTTGGTAAGCCTGCCGACTTTTCTCGGACCTGCCACGCCATCGTTCGCGACGCTTGACTCGCCCACGAAACCGTCCTGCGATTCAACGACGAACCAAATATCGGGGCTGATGATGAGCTTGTTCGGCATGATCGTCTGGGTTCTCTCCCAGATGAGCGCCTGAAGCCTGGTGAGCGTGAAGGAGAATGTCTTGATGTGGAAAACGTAAGGCACGCCTGCCGGGGCCGCGTTGTCCCAAACGAGCGCTCCGCCGCCTGCCGCGTTACGGAGAGTGTTAAAAACGTGTTTCAGAGTCTCCATCTGGATCACGCGCCCTGCCGCATCCAGAATCGTGGGCTCTGCATTGATCCCGTAGTCATTGATGAAATCCATGACCGACTGCACGGACCAGCGAGCAGCGAGAGCCCTAGGAAGCGCCTGAACCTCTTCCGACCTGAGAACAATTCCAACCTCGGGCAGAGCAAGAGCCGCCTCGATGTTGTAATTGTAGTTGGCAACCACGGCAGCAGTCGTGAGTGCCGCGAAGGTCACGTTGATTGCGCCGGTGAGATAGTTGATTGTATTGACGCCAGCAGCGATGTCGCCGATCAGGTTGCCGTTGCCATCATCCCTGACGACCTGGGTTCCATCGCCGATTCTGAACGTGTTGGGGATAACCGGGGTGTAACCAACCGCCACGATGTAGTTCACCGCGCCTGCCGCGCCGAGTCTCTCATCAGTGACCCAGTAGGATGAACCATCATCCCTGCCGTAGAATCCCTGAAGCGCGTCAAATACCCTGCGGCCAACCGGGATGCTGCCCTTGGCAGTCTCGAACTGGATGTCGAGGAAGTGAACTCTGCCAGTCCTGTTCGAGAGAGACTGAACGCTCACCACATCGTCAAGAATGTTTTTGGCGTAAGTGGCGGAAATGAGCGCGAGGCCAGTCTTCACCCACTGGGGCATGTCACCGCGATCAGTTTCACTGATGGTCTGCTTCGTATACTTCACGAAGTTCTCCATCTGCCGCGCAACCGTCGAAACGAGCATGGGATCGAGGTCTTTCACTTCGCAGTTACGCCCCGCGGCGATAGGCTCGAAGCACTTGATGGATTCGTTGATGCCGATGGTGGGATCTTTGAAGGCGGTGAAGTTCTCGACGAGCATTTTATTCATGCGAATAGCCTGCTCGGTCAGATTCGACACCTTCTGTTTTGTTTCAGCGGAAACTTTCAACATGACTTATTGCTCCTTCGCAAGCAGCCTGATAACAGGCTGTATCGGGTTTATTTCTGTTGATTCTCACGATACCGATTCGCCAAGCGACTCAGCGGATCACCAAAATTCTCGGTGAGAGTTTCGGTCGCGCTATCGACACTGGCTTCACTCACAGTATTTACTATAGCAGATGCTTTTTCTTTGGCTACTTCTTTTTTTACCGGAGGCTGCACCTGCTTCTTTTCTTTCTCCTTCAAGACAATCAAAATATCTCTTGCTGATTTCTTGAGTTCTTCGATAGTTGTTGCTTTGCCAAGAATATGGTCCGCGCCTTCAAGGGCAGGATATTTCTGTACTAGAGCCTGCCGAACTCTTTTTATTTCAGATAAACGGGATAGATCGTCCATTGTCTCGTTTATTTCTTCCAGAATAGATATGCGCTGCTGCGCCTCTGCCAAAGCCTTTGTAAGTTCTTTATTCCTCTCAAGCAGACGATCAATAAATTTTCTTGTGGCAGCAGCTATTTGAATAGACTCATCTTCTTTGAGATTATTCTTCATTGAAGGTCTCACTGATTCAACCCATCCCTTGCCGCCTACTGCTCTGATCTGCCAATTGCCTCCATGTGCGCGTAGTTTTACGCGAGCTGTAGGGACATCCTTCTGAATAGCAAAGGAGAGTGCCTTTGCCGCAGGTTCTTCGCCCACGGTAATTGAAACCATACCCGCATGTTTATCCCATGAAACATCATGGAACAAATGCTCAGGATACTGGTCTTCCAGATGCGCCAGATTATCGGGGAGAGTAGGAACTATATGTCGCGTACCTATGTTGAAAACTTCTGTTCTGCTGGTATCAGCAGATTCACCTACACCATAATCGCTTAAAAGACTCATAAAAGCCTGAGCATCACTCGATGAACCAAAGTTAAAAATAGTTCTTACACCTCTCTTTGATACATGCCGAACTTGAAGACCTTGTTCAGCGAGAAAATCCGCAAGGGCATCTGTATCATGCAGGTCTACGCCCTGAAAGAATCCCTGTAATTCAGAAATATAGAGAGTTACTCTTCGGTCATCTAGGATTGCTTCATTCTGCTTTCTGCTGGTATCAGCAGATAGTCTTGTCATTTCAAAGAAAACGACTGTTTTAGCAGGAGAAATAGTCACTCTCTTTAGATTGAATTCTTTCTCCAACTCCCGCGTTACCTGTCTATGAGACATACCTGTTGAAAAGAGAGCGTCTGCCTTCTCCTGAATAGTCATACGAGTAGGGCTAGCTGTACCCTCTTCTTTTTTATCTTTTTCGGGTTCTTCTTTTTTATCCGCATCCTTTTCAGGTTCCTCTTTGTCTTTTTCCTTCTCAGGCTCCTCTTCTTCCTCTTCAGGTTTATTCGGACAAGGAAGCCCTGCCGCCTGGTTCTTGCCTACGTCCGATACTGCCGCCTGCGCGCTACCGGCAAAAGGTCCAGTTTCATCTCTCTGCCCTGGAACATCTTTTCCTTCCGCCAATGTTTCTTTCTCCTGCTGGTTGTACGCTTCGGTCAGTCTCTTCTTTACCTCTTCAGTTACGCGCGCATCGCCCACCGAAGGATCGGCCACTGCATCCCACGTTTCAGGCTCGAAATCTTCCTGTACTTCATCCACGCCGTCTTCACAAGTTTTGATTGAACCTGTTGCGCGAGAAGATAGACCGAAATTCAGCTTGTCATCAATAAGCGAAGCAATCGTCTTGCCGGGAGTCGTTGAGAGAGTGGCGAAGTTGATAAATACCTCATCTCCTTCCATCCATACTTTCTCAACTATGATCGCCGCTTTGTTCAAATCAGCGCGACCGTCTTGAGGATGCTCGATATGCCCAAACACTTCCCGGTTGACAACCTTGGACATAAAAGCCGTACCCTCTTTAACGTGTCTGCCCCAAGTTTTTTCGTAAGGGTAACGGCGCTTGTTTTTATTAATCACGTTGCAGTGCTGCGCCTTTGCGCGCTCTACCCTGCGACGATTATTTTCAATCTTGGAAATCTTTGTCTCGGTGAGATTGAGACTAAAAGTTTCTGTAAGTTTCATGCTAGTTGCCTCCTGCGCCTAATGCCTAGTTTAGTTGTCGCCCACTTACCCAATCCCAATCTCTCGACTGGTTCCGATTTTGAAAAGAAAACACTCATCAGAGATTCATTTCTAACCGCCATGTCCTCGACAGGTATGACCTCCCTTGTAGCAGGAAAATAAATGACATGCCCGTAGAGACCCAAGAGAGTAGTTATTTTTTCCTCAGCCGGAATTACTTTGAACCAAGCCTTATCCATAGGCTTCTGCATATCGAGCCTGAATGTATTACTTTTGACAGTCTTGCCCTGCATCGGTATCTGCAAGAGCAGCCAATGTGACGGCCAATGCAGGTCTCTATGAAACAGCACAGCTTCATATTTGTTTAAGTTAGGGAGCACTAAATCACTCCTAGAGATTTCTTAAAACTCTCGGGTAAATTTACAGGAGTAGAATTGGATGAGAATACCCAAGTAGCTATTTTAGCTAAAAATGCACCGCCGCCAGTACCATGACGCTTTCCACCTCTGCCTCCCCTGCCTCCCCTGCCGCCTTTTCCACCTCTGCGTTTCGGTTTCTCAAACAAAAAAGAGGGACCAGGAGTATTCCATCCTGGTCCCTCTTCTCGAACGATAGATTTTGCCTGAGCCTTAGGCACCTTTCCTCCTAGATGGCATTCCCGTCAAAATCGACGGAGATATCCAGGGGAAGTAACGTGCCATCATGCTCAAAGTTAGCCGATATATTCGGCGCAACCGCTATGTTCTGATTAAACGTAATAGTGACGATACCAGTTTCATAGTTGATCACTGAATCCACCGTAGGCGAAACCTCGCCTACCATTCTGCCCGTAGTGCATCCCTGCATTTCAACCGCGGTCGGCCACGGCCAATCCCGTGCAGTCACCGTACCGGCAGCGGTAGGCGCAATTATGACTACTGTACCGGGAATAATAGGCAGAATGTTTGCGCCTGCGCCTGATAGATCGATAGTGTACGGACCAGCAATTCCCGTCCCCGCCACTCCCGTATCCCACGCAGCTTGAGCAGTATTGCCTCTCCAACGGAAGCGTAATACTGCCTCATCATCAGGGCCACCAGGAGCCGCAAAAGGCATAGCGAAGGTGTGCTCCGCTTTACCATGAGGCACCACCGCACCCTGCACCACAGGACCAAATGCTGTCCAAACGTACTGATAAACATATTCGGGCTCTCGCGGACCCGGCGCAACAGGACCGCCATTTGAGAGAAACACCAGAGCAGCAGGAATACGCATACCTACTGCGGTCAGCGGCGGTGTACCCGCTAGGGGTACGTTAAAGGTAGCTGGACGAACACCATAGTCCAGCGCGTAGAGCTGCGCCGCCTCGTTGCGCCAGCCCTGAACCTTGGCGTTCACAGTAGCATCCCTGGGGATGCCTGCAAATACCAAATAAGGCATAGGCAACGCTAGTCTCTGCTGATGAGTCAGAATCCGTTCCATTATTTACCCTCCACCACAGGCCTAAGAGAAAATTAAGCCTGCGTTGACGGAGTATTGATCGGCCTGAATCTCTCAGCAGGGACCAGCTTGAAATTCGTGTCGTCGCCAACGTGGAGAGCCTCGACACCGACCTTGGAACCGACACCAGCGGAGTACATCATCAGCCCAACGTAGGTCATGCCTCTGATGCCGTCGATGTAGTTATCGCCGCCAGTGGGCAGAAGAACGAGCGGAACCTCTCCGCCGCCGACCGCAACCGCACCAGTGATGGGAGCGGTGAAACCGACCCAACCCCTGTGCTGATATGCAACTGTGACTGCGGGAGTGACTGCTGCCGCGAAGGTGAAATCGATTGCGCCGGTCTCGTAGTCGATAGTTCCAACCGCAACCGCAGGCGCACCAGTCTGAAGAACGCCGTTGCTGTCATCGGTAACTGTCTGGGCAGCCGCGTCAGTGATAGTCACTGTACCGGCGACGATCTTGTTGTTGGCGAGAACGCCCTGGTACTGATCGGTCACGCCAACCCGCAGAGCGTTGATGTTCTCGGCAGCAACCGTGAAAAGTCTGCCGCGAGCGATCAGAACGTAAGTGACCGCTTCGTCGCCCATGTTCTTGAGATTGAGCTGTTTCAGACCCGAAGGAGGGCACTGCACCACTGCCTGATTCTGCGCCGGGGCTCCGCCGCCCTCTGCGCCGACAACCGTGTAATTTGATTTAAGTTTGTACTCAGAAGCTCCGATAGGCATAATCCATTCCTTCCAATTCTTTTACCGAATGTTACCGAGATCACTCACCTCGCCGTCTTCTTGACGGACAACGGTCACTAACAACTTCACATTTCCACCCGCATGGAGAGCTATCTCCCGCAGGGTAGCTGTTGAGAGGAGTTGAATGTTTGAATTCCCAGGGTTAACAGTTGCCGAAGTACCCGTGATGTCCACCCATGCGCCGCTGTCCCTCTCCTGAAATTTAATTGCAGCAGAAGCGACAGCATCGAGATTTTCCACGATAACCACGGGCGGCATATCACCGTCGTTGCGGAAAGTGATTACTTGAGTTGCAACGCTCGGCGCTTCTATCGTTGTGCATTTCTGGTCGTTCATGTATTGGAGCCTTAAATCAGATGATGGACAACTTCTTGAATTTGCCGGGAAGTCAACTCAGGACAAACACTCTTAACCACTGATGAAATGTTACCATACGCAGCCCCTTCGCAGAACATATTTTTCAGAAGATCCCAGTCCGCGCTCTCTTTGATCCTCTTGCAATATGTTTCTAGCGTAAACCCCTCTGCTGCTGGCGCAGTCGCTTGCGGTGCGGGTTCTGCTACCGCCGCCGCAGGTGCTGGCTCTGTAGCAGCGGGGGCTGGTTCTGCTGCCGCAGGAGGATCAGCAGGAGTCTCTGCCGCCGCAGGAGCGGGTTCAGCTTCGCCTTGCTTTATTTCTTCCGCCTTGGGAAATTCATTCTTGAAAATATCATGAATTCCATCCAAAGCCTCAAGATGCTTGACGAGTTCCTTCACCTGTTCAGCGGCGTTCAATTTGCCTATTAGTTTCTCGATGGCCGAAGCGGTTTTCTTTCCTGTACCCGCTGACTGAAGCAGAGCCGCCGCTTTGTTGAGTAAACCGGCTTCAGTATCAACTAGAAGCTGCCGCACCTGCCTGAGGTTATCGTAAGCAGACTGAAGAATTCCCTCGACAGTAATAACTACATCATCATTCTCATCTGCTGTGCTCAACTGTTCTTTAATAATTACCGGATTCTGAATGATGTGACCTTTATATTTCTCTGCTATACGCAGGGCGTACCGCTTCTCGATAGAGTTTCTGGGATGCGCATAAATGACGTTAGAAGCAGTCTCGAAAGAAACTTGTCCCTTCAGTTCATGCAGTGCTTTCTTCTGTGCCGCCAACGGCAAGTAAATAGCAATTTCCTTGGCGTTTGATTTTACCTTCATTTCAGGTATCTCCGATAACTTGACCGCCTTTGCGCGACACTGCAACCGCTTGCGGGCAGCTTCTTTCTTTGTGATCGAACCGTTCTTTACCGCCTCAAGCA